GGAAGATTGTGGATCATTAGCGTACTTCATTAGTAACCTCTACCTTTACCTTTTCCCTTACCTTTTTTCTTCATTATGCCATCTCCTTCTTTTTTGATTCTATAATTTTTTTCTTAAGATCATCAGGTAAACTCTTTTGTTTGGCAGTTAGCATACTTTCATCATTGCCATTTTTTTTCTTTTTACCCATCATTTTATTATTAGGTTTAGGTTTGCTATGCTTTGGCATCTACTCTACTCCCAAGTTTAACTTTATCTCCAAACTTTACTGTATACACAGTACCATTTGATGTTGTTACTTTATGTGAGGAAGTGGCCTTTACAGCCACCTCCTTAGTTTTAGTTGGTTTCTTAGCCATTATCTACTGTCCGAAGTCATGCTAACGATATCAGCAGTGTCAATTGCTGATCCGTCATTTGATACGACAGTTGTGATACCAAAACCATTAGATGCATTGATAAATATTACATCGCCAACATTCATCTCATTGACTAATGCATTAAAATATCCAGCTGTATCTATTGTGTTTAGGTTGTCACCAGATGATTTGTAATTCCAGATATGGAACCCATTACCAGCATAGGAAACTAAACTTAAGTCTGCTTGAACTAACGCCATGTCTACCTCCTATTTCTTTAGTTCCATTTCAAATACACCCTCAGCATCGATTAAGACTGCATTCTGTTGCATTTTGTTTAATACAAAATAACTGTCTTTATCGTTGTGATATTGCATATTTGAAGTGATATCTGTACCGATTGCATGAGCAACAGCATCTCTGTGGTAAGCAAAACACTCTCTGTGTGTTGTACCAGCTGCTCCTGATCCATTTGTTTCAGTTAGACCTGAATGTGCAAACCACATAAAGCCTAACCATCTTTTGGCAGTTACACCATTTGGAAAAGGAAGATCTGCTTCACCGACATATTCTGCTCTTGAGAATTGATCGATTGCCATTAGTTGCGACCATTGCTCCCAACCAACAACTGCGTATCTCTGACCATCATCAGGCACACTATTGTTACCAAACTTTTCCATAAGCTCTAATGCCCAGGTTAAAGTTATTCCGTTAGAAGTTTCATCATGCGCTGATGTTGTGGTAGTCATCTGATTTAGTATTAGTTCATCAGTTTTTCTACCTAGAGCATATGCACCTGATTGTTGTGCAACTTGCATCTCGTCATGGTTGATTCTTAACTGATCTAGATCATCGACCCATTCACCAGCAAAGAAGTCCTCAACTGTAACAGATACATTGGTATGTGCAAGATTCATTGGTGCTACGTTACCATGCCTTGCTTTAGTAGTAGCAAAACCTTTACCGATTTTTTGGAATGTTGTTTTGTTCTTAACACCATTTCTAGTACGAACAGTATTCCTAAGTTTTGAACCCATACGTTGATAAGCAACGTGTACTCCAGATTCAAACTCCTCAATAAAGGAAGTGCTTATGGTATTTAAAGCCATTATAGCCTCCGTTATAGGTTAATATTTATACTATTCTGGTTATTCGCTTCACTACTACCTTGAAGTTATTCCATTACTGGGCCTCTAAGTAGTTCTACGAGCCTTCTAGTAATTACAATGTTTCAGAAAAAAGAAACTTTGTTAATTCACATTACTTTGTTTCTGTTTTGCTAATTGTGCTGACATGGCTCTTACTTTTGCTACATGAGATGGATCTCCACCATTTTGCCAATACTTTGGATCTCTTTGAGCAGCCATAAGATCTTCTCTAGTCACAGTTTCCTGAAACTCAGTAGTAGATGTCATATTAAACTTTGGTTGACCATTTAGCTCCATGATGCCTTCAAACAGCTTAACCATACCAGCTGAAGCTGGAATACCAGCAAAAACATTATATTCTTCTTCTGTAAATACACTATTTGCCCAAGTATCAACTCTTTCAAGCCTTCTATCTGCGTGTTCACCAAGTGCTTCTGACTCAACATTCCAGTCAGGACCTGATTGTGCTTGTTGCGTAAGATACTCACTAACAAAATCAGAAAACTCATCTTGAGTTAAAGCCATATCGTGTGCTTTTTCTCTAAACCAGCCCAGCATATGATCGTCATCAGGTATAGCTACGTCATTACCTTCTTCGTCTTTGATTTCAATTTTGTAATCACCAGCACTTACTGGAACATCTTTGGAAGCTTCTTGGTTAATCTCTTCAACAAGTTCTGCTTTAATTTCATCACGCCTTGTATGAAATTTTGTTTCCAATTGCTTATAGCTTGTCTGTAATTGTTGAGGGGTTTCGAACTTAGGGTCAAGCCACTCAGGTCTTTCGGTTGAGTCTTTTTGCTCAACTTCGTTTTGTTCTCCTGAGTCTTTTGCACTCTGGACTTCAACTCCTTCTTGTTGATCTTGGCTTTCATTGCTTTCTGTAACGACTTCTTGCTCATTAGACATATCTTCTCCTATTTAACAGTCCCACTTTCTTAACGCTTTATTAATTCTGCTATTTGGATCATTAGCAGTCTTTTTACTAGTCAATTTCTTTTTCATTCCCATCATTCTTTTACAGAACGATCTACGTCTAGCAGCTGCTTTTGGACTTTTCTTTGCTTCTTTCGCAGAAACTGGACGTTTGATATTCTTCCCTTGACGACGTAGACTTGCTCTTCCTTTGGCATTGAGTCCTCCACTTGGATTTTTGCCTTCTTTTCTTTGCCATGCTGGTGTTTTTGCCATGATCTACGTCCTTGCATATGTTGGTTTTTTACCACCACTCTCAGGGTTTGTCTTTCTCTTTCTTGCAACAGCTGCTCTTTTTTCTTTTACACTCATTCTTGCAGCTTTAGATGATGGTACACATTTAGGATATTTTCTACCATCACCCATCTTTCTACCACACTTAGGGTGTTTACCATCTTTCTTTGTGGATATATCTACCCAGTTTTCATTGAACCACTTAGTAAGACTCATGCTGACCTATATTTACCACCCATTTTCTTATATAAACGAACAAGTTGGCCACTAGCATATGCTGATGGCCATTTCTTCACTCTTGCTTTTACAATTGCTTTTGCTCTAGCATATAGTTTAGGATTGGTTGGTTTGCTCGCCATTGATCCTCCCTTGTTCAGTTCTATGTTTTATTAATGCCACGACCCACCTCTGACCTTCAAAGTGAGCAAGACTTTCGATTTGTACTCCAGCACCATGAACGTTGCCCGTTGTGATGTTTTCCAAATACTGAAGGAACAGTTTGCCAACCCCTGAACCAAAAAGAGCATAGGCTTTATTATTAAGATCAGCTTCAACTTCAGCAGTGTAACTTCGACCATCGACAGATGCATTGATTTTTTCCTTTTTCATTATTGTCCTCGTTGTTGTTGCATTAATTGTAATGCCATATCAATGTTCCCTTGTACTTCATCTCTACTAGCCAATAATTCTTCTTTTACACCAAACTTAGATGCAAGATATCTTATTACCTCTTCTTGATTATACAGTGCTGGTGTTATGTCAGGACCAAATGTTCCAGATACAGTTTGCTGAAATCTAACAAAGTCAGCAACATCTTGTTGATCTTGAGCCCTTAGTAATGGAGAAACAGGTACAATTCTTATTTCCCTACCATCAACTTTTGGTATATCCAAGATACCTTGTTTCGAATAGATGTAAACAATTCTCTCAACCAATGGGTGGAGAAATTCTTTCTGCATTCGTCCTGCGACTGCTCCCATATCTCTTGCCACGTCAGCAAGCCTTTCTGAAACTTCTGTTGCTGACAATGGTGTTTTCGCATTTGCTCTTGAATCGAGTTCATCAATATACATAGCCTTCCTGACATTTCTTCTCATATCCTCCAGTATAAGTTGACCAACATCAAATCGTGCTGGACTTTGTAAAGATTCTAAAGTTGACCCAGGGCTTCGTGGTATAAATGTCCCAGGCTGTATAGTAATATTATCAGGATTAAATACTCCATCATCGTCATAAACATATGCACCTCCTATTGCCATTTCAGCATTTTCTAATATTAGCTGAACAGTAAGATTCAATGTTTTGATTGCTGGCATTGCTTGTAATACAGGACCTCTGCCCCATACTTCCATACCTGATTTTGACCATCTAGTCGTTAACCAAGGTAATGACCCTTTGCCTTTTAGCTTTTGTTGTTGAAGTATATGATTGTCTGTTTCTGAAATGAGGTAGTATGTATATTCATCTTTGAACTTATCATCACTATCAAACATAGTAGCTTCTATTATTCTAGTTTTTCTATGTGGATCTCTTTTCTGAATAAGCTCCATATCTTTACTGTACTTGGCATCAGGATATCTATGCTTTATGTCAGTGATTTCACAATCATAGTTCCATCTAAACCAATCAGTAACTTGATCCATAGCACCTGATAAAAGTGCCACGTTATTTGGTGGTACAGCAGTAAAATGGAGATCGCCAACAAAACGTCCTGATTCAACAAGCATATTCATTGTACCAATACCAAGGTCTTGTAATCCTTCATGAAACTCAGAATTAAAATTACTATTCCTTAGTCCTTCATGTAGTAACTCTGTAATATCATCTAACTCTCTTAAAACTTGTGAGTTAATCTGATCTTGTGGATACTCAGGTCCTGGGGCAAGTTTAAAAGCTCGACCATTTGGAGGAAAAAAGCCAAGCTGAAGTCTTGAGGCAAACCTAGGGAGTCCAGTTACTGCTGTTTCATCATAAATATTTTCTGTACGTCTTTGACCAGCATATTCACCAAAGAAACTTTCTCTGTGTGGTAAAACGTAATCGTAAATCTCTTCCCATATATCAGACCAATTCTGCCATCTACCTTTGGCTTTCTTGTATCTGTTCATAACCTTTTGATATTCAGCACGATTTTTTGTGCCACCTGAAGGTGCTGGATCGGCATCACCACCATAACCATCACGCATTGTAGCCACCTCCCATATTTTTAGTTTTATTCAAACGTCTAAAACCTGTAAAATCTTCTAATTCTGTGCTTTGCAATGATCTTTGACCAATTTTATTTGTTGCAATCTTACGAATCCTTTCTTTTTTTTCAAACTGTTGTCTTGCAGCTTCTTCTTCATTAATTCTCTTTTGTTCAGCTTTTCGCTTCTTTAATTCAGGATCTTCTGCTGGTTTTGGTGTTTTAAACATACTACCCATTTGATTGCTCCAATAAATCTTTTGCATCAAAGATGACTTTTCCATTCAATCTACGCAATTCACAATACAATTGAAATGGAGTTAAAATCCAAAATTTTCTTATATTACATAGATGTTTTACAAAACTTACGCAATAAAATAGCCTTGGCATATAAATTGGCTTGTCTTTAACATCAATTTCCAAACATTCTCCTCCGAGATGCATATTAAGCACTAATTCAGTAGCTTTTTCACCTTTTAAGGTGTGAAAATGGAATCCATTTGTAGTTAATTCTAATTTTTTCCATAAATCTAACTCAGGATCATAATTTACTGCATAAACATGAGAAAAGCCAAATCGGTGTTTGGTAAAATACTTCCAAATACCTATATTTTTGCTTTCACAGAAGCATATTATCCATTTCATATTGCTCTTTTCCTATTAAAACGACTATTTCTTCGTTTCATACGATCAAATGGGTTACTAGTTCTTTCTACAACAGTTACATTGGCTCTTTGACTACCTAACATTACTTTCCTACCTTCTCCACCACCAAGAAAAGCATATTGTAATGCATCATGACAATGTGAAAATCTATTTTTATCAGGTTTTTCTTCGTATCTTTCACTTCCCATATAATACATTCTTTTATATTGATAGCCACCTTCAAAGCCTGAAATGAGATTTGTGCAAGTAGGACTTACACTTAATGATGGAAAACCATCTGTCATACGATTAATAACAGATTCAACTGCTTCTACTCTTACAGATATATCATTTGATGGTGCTGGATAGGCATTAATACCAGCTGCTCTTAGCATCATAAATGGTGTATGCTCAGAAACTTGTGCCATTTGATTACCAGCTGGATCTCCAATAAACTTAAATGTTAATTTATCCCATTGATTTTTCGATATGTCTTTTTTCAGTATATCTGCAAATCTTATTGCACCCATATCTTTGCCAATTATTTCATGAAAAATAATCCATTTTCCAGAATGCAACTGTTGGCAAAAGACAGCAGAAGGGGATCGTCCAAAGTCTATGCCAACAATTACATCACTCTGTTCCGTAGGCACTAAAGGCTCACTTGAAACATGAGTATCTCTTCTGAATGTTGGATAAACTGGTTTACCATCTAAAAGAGCTTGGTATTCATTAAGAACATATACTTTAACCCAAGCTGGTGATTTTCCTAAGATTATCTTGTCATAATATTCTGATTGCAAATTATCCCTATTCTCTGAATCAAGGTTAGGGTTATAACCTGATAAATTGCCATGAATGTCTTTTTTCTCATGCATAGCAGAGGGTTGTGAATAAAAATTCCAGTCGTCAGGTTTCACCATCAATAATTTTTCTTCAGCAGTCATATATTCAGGTACAGGAACTTCTCCAGCTACAATGCCCCACCAATGATCTTCACTTGGAGCATTTGTGTCCATGATTACACCATACCAAGTTGGGCCACCTTCTCTCATTGCTGGATATCTGCCAACACGCATAGTACAGGCATCAATTATATTTTTATTTATTTCTCTAGCCTCATTAACCCAAACACCAGTTAGTTCTAATGAAAGTAACTTTTTTACATCTTCAGTTTTATCTAAAGCTAAAAATATTACTTCAAGTTCTACTGTAGTTTTATCTCCTAGTGAAAAACATACATTATGAGTATAAGGAGGTGACCATACAAAACGTCCTAGTTCATCACTAAACCAATCTCTCCAAGTTTTGATGGTGGTTGTTTTAAGTTGTGGATTGGTATTACGAATTACTGCCCATCTGCTTTTTCTTACACCTTGATCGTTTGGTTGTTGTGCAATTGACCTTCTCATGATCTCCATGCAACAAGCTACAGATTTACCACTGCCAACTGGGCCTCTAATACCCCTGACAAAAGAGCCATCTTTCATAAATGCTTTGGCTACTTTGCCTGGGGGTTTATAGTCTAGCTTCATAAAAGATTTCTTCTAGCAGCACTTCCACCAGCACCAGCTATCAAAGCTCTCCTTGAGGCAGTAGATATTGATGGGCTAGATGATCTTGATGTAGTTGTCATATCTTTCATTGAAGA